AAGAAAGTAAAACCATAGTTGGTCTGGTGATTGCCTAGCGTTGTGCCTTCAATGTTGATTGGCTGACCGGTTTTCTTGTTGTAGATCTCTTCTTCTTCAACTGTTTGTGTGCCACTCTCAGTTTCAATAGTTCTTGTAACAATACGCTTACCAATGTCAGCAAGACTGGTTACGCCGGCGGCTGTCAGTTTTCTAGTGAAGTCCCAAAGAACAGCTTCTTTAGAGCCAAGTCCACCTTCACTTTTTTCCAATGCTCCACCTGTGTAGGCACTGGACATTCCTTCAAGATTAGAGATGTTGTTGATCTGGTTAAACAGAGTTGCGTCAGTACCTGTTGCCGTAGTCCAAGCAGGGCCACCGGTATAACCAAAAGTGCCGTCAGCATTCTTGGTAATGCCCAACATGGTTAAACGCCAAGGTTCCCATGTATTGAGGGTTGAAGCACTCAACTCCCCGTAGCCGGGAACGTTTAGCAAATTCCCACCAGTTCCTTCAACAGCAAGCGTGTCAATAGGAACAATAGATGGCGATACTACTGGGCTAACTGATACAACAATACTTGGCGTTACTGATGCTTTAACAGTAGGACTAACTACTGGAGTAATAACTGTAGTTGGTGTAACTACAGGCGTAACAACGGGTGTAACTTTAGGGGCAAATACACCCCTACTCATTACAAAGTCCATCGTTGCGTCATCTAATTTGTAATAGGCTTTGATTTGTTCAGGAGTTAAACCTGCTGCCGCAAGGATGTCTCGTGTTGCCGCATAGTCGCCTTTGCCCCATGCAGCATTAATCTGGTCAATAACGGATCGGCTAATTGTCTCAGTCGCAGCTTCTACAGTAGGAGAAGTGGCTAATACCGTTGGTGATGTAGCCGTAACAATAGGTGATGCACTAACTACCGGACTAGAAGCTGTAACAACGGGAGAGGCAACAGTAACTACTGGCGAAGCAGTTGTAACTACTGGGCTAGTAACTGTGACGACTGGAGATGTTTGCGTAACAACTGGTGAAGTAACAGTTACAACAGGAGAAGTTACGGTTGCGGCTGGTGTAACTAAAGTTGATATACCGCCATCTGTTACCGTGGTTGTTGGTAAATTAAGACTACCAACTCCACCAGTACCATTCCACTGATAAACATCTGGCCCCCATTGCTGATCACCATAATCAATTTCTTTTGCTGGAGCAGATGCAAACTTAACGCCAGCAGCCTCCAAATCTGACATCTGGCTAGGATTGAAATTCCAGAAGCTCTGAACATCACTGGCACTAATGCCACCACCACCAAGAATGCTATTTACTTGGTCGAAGTCACCTCGCTCGTATGCTTGAGCAAGTGATTCTGCGGTGAACTGGTCTAATGCCATTATCCAACTTTCCAATTTGTGCCATCAGAGTAAACAGGCGTAGCTACAGCGCCACCTCCTGCTACTGTAGCCCCAAATGTAGGAGCACTTGCATCTGTTACAAAAGACCTTGAGCCTTTACCTGACGTAGCCGCGCTTGGCAAAGTGGCCACTGTGTAGTTAGTTAAACTTGGAACAACAGTGTCTATTTTTAATTGCGCCAGAATCTTATCAATCTGGTTGAAGTACAAACGTAAGACATTGTTTAGCTGCTCTTGGTATTGAGGGCTAAACTCTTTTGGCGCAAGAGGCAGATTAGGTGCAGCCACCTGACTTAGATCAAAATCAGTGATAACAATATAGCTCATGTATTACCTCGCCTGCCGTCTGGCTTAATGTCAATACGAGGCGCTCCCAGCTGCCATGCCGTGCCAAGCCTGTTTGAATCAACTTTAAAGATCATCTGACGGCCACGCACACGGATGTATATCTGACCCGTGAACTCTTCAACCGGCGCAGATGCAATCCGCTGAATAGAAGCACTGCTACTGCCAGCTATAGATTCTGGATCATTTGGGCCAGAGCCTGAGTTCTGATATGGGATCAGCGTCATGGTGCACTGAGGTGTCAAGTCGCCGCTTGAGTTTCTAAATGTTAAGTCAGGGATAACACGCCAGACAAAACCAAAGTTGTGACCATCGTCAATGTCAAACTCAGAAGAACCAATAGAGGCGGCAATAGCGGCTGGCGTACCAGTCTCGTTGTCATCATTGCCTTGCTCGTGGTTGACCAAGTTGTATGTATATGTAGCAGCCAATGGATAGTCTCTCAGACCTGAATCCAGCCAAGCTGTTCTGGCCATCGTGCCGTAGTACCAGATGTCTTCTGAGTAGTTGTAAACAGCATATCTGTCAATTGCCGTGCTATCAGCAGAGCAGTAGAACCACCAGACTTCGTTAAAGCCTTCGTTAGTTCCTGAGAAAATCTGTCCTGCCTGTAATACGTTAATGTTGCTAAAGATATGCTGGCGCAAATCACAGCGCAGAGTCTGGACGCGACCGTCGTATTTGTAAAACTTGTCTACGCCCATCCAGTACACCACACCGGAAGCCGTAGCAGCTGCGTTTGGTGATGCAATTGAGATGTTATCACCCAACAGTTGAGACTGCCAGACAGCTGGCGGCCCTACATACTGCAATGAATAAAGTGCAGAGTCAGACCAGACAACAATCTCTTGACGGGTTTGCAGGCAAGTTACCAACTCAGAGCCATGTGAAAACTTAATACTGCCAGCTTGGGTTGTTGCGGCTGGAGTCCAATCTATCAAAGACTCTTGGTCTGACCACCGAATAAGCATTGCATCTTGAATGGCAGAACTATAGTCATTGCATCCAAACGCAAAGACAAATCGGCTAATGTCTGAAACAAATATAAAGTTTTGGATTGTTGGCACATCAGTACCACCAGCCAAAGATGTCAGAGCTACTGCGCGAGTTTCAACACCAGTAGTTGCATCCCAGTAATAAATAGCACCGCTTCGTGGGGCAAACAGTAAGTCTTCACCAAAGTTACTCTGACTCCACAAACGAATGTTTGTTTCTGTCGTTGACGGAATACCAATACTCCAAGGGCCAGTGCCCCATGTACCAGCACCCCAGCCTGTGAGCGGCACTTCAATAGCAGAACCTGTGTTAATTTGATAGGCCGCAGATACGCCTGAACCGCCATAAGACCCGGCAGTTAATGCAGTGGGCGTGGTAATTGTGTACGTATTACCCGTAAGCACCGTAACTTGGAACTCAGCATTTAGCGTAGAAGCATAAGTTCCAGTAGCACCGCTAAAAGTTACAAAGTCGCCAGTAATACAGCCATGAGTCGCATCAGTTACTGTGACTGTCGTAGTGCCATTAGCACTGAATGGGTTTGATCCTAATGATGCTGTTTCGCGGATTGGGGTAATATCGTTATACGCACCGCCCTTTTCAATGTAGAACTTTAAGTTAGTGCCTACACCCAGCAGGTTATAGTTCTCAAGCGTTACCCAGTTCCACAAAGAACGGCATACGCCTAAGAATGTAGACGCAGAAATACGTACCCAACCACCAATTTTCTCTGGAGTCCCAGAACGAAAACGCACTTTCTCAGACTCGTACCAGCCACCCGCTACGTTTGTGCCAGAGTTAACAGACCCCAAAGCCTCGGATGCGTACCGTGTATTTTCCCGGTTAACGCCGGGTCGGAACAGAATCTTTTTTAACGGCATTGGCGACCTTTATTTGCTGGCAACGCCTTTGCTCTTCTCAAAAGAACGCATACCGGCAATGCCCAAGATACCTGATAATATCACCCAGAGCTGGTCTGCGTCTAGTACTGGAGGAGGCTCTAAACCCGCTGGAACCCAGCCTGTTGCTTGTGCCCATTTCCAGCCCCATTGAAACAGTGGGTACAGCAAAAACTGATACCCCATAGCTGCCACGCCAATCCAACCAATCGCAGGTCTCCAGCCAGAAACAAACACACTAGATGACGCAGCTTCAATCTTGTTGACCTCAATCTGCGCTAGGTCTGTGGCTTGGTCAATTTTCTTTTCTTCTAGATCGAGCTTACGCTGCTCAATCTCCATTTCCATCTTCTCTTTGTCAGTGGTAATCAGGTCGCCAGCAACCTTGCCCACGGCATCAATAATTGATCCAACAGCCAGCAAGCTCATGCTAGACCTTTCAATGTGCGGTTAATCCAACCCTTGAGGAACTTAACCTGAACGGGGTTCTTATTGCATATCTCAACATAA